CCCACGTCGTCGTCGCCGTGGACGTAGCGGAGAAGGCGTTGCCGTGCAGCAAATCCGCCGTCGCCGTGCCGCCCGCGTTCCCCAACGTCGAAAGCGTAAGCGAGTAGTCGCGGATTTCAGGGCGGATCAACTGATGATCCGTGAAGTTCAACGAACCGGACAGCGTGCCGCCGGTCGTTGCGATATAAGGCAGCGTCGCAGGGCCGGCCCATGCGCCCGCCGACCCGTTGTAGATCAGCACATCCCCAGACGACGTGCCCGCCGGAAGCGCCGCCGAAAACGACAAGCCGTCCGCATAAGCCTTCGTCACCGCGTCCGACGTGCCCGTGGGCGTCGCGAGGTTCGTAATCCGCTGCGTCCCGAAACTCACCGCCGCCGTCGGCGCCGCGAACTGGTCAAGCCGGTTCGACAGGCTCGCCGCGTCCGTCGTCGCCGTGCCCGCCGCAAGGCCCGTAATCCGCTGGGAATTAAGGCTCACCGCAGACGTGGGCGACGGAACCTGATCAAGTCGAGGCGCCCCAAGGCGAACGTTCGTCCCATCCGCCACGACCCAGGAAATCCGACCCGCCTCGACCGTGGCCCCCGTGCCCGACGCCATCACGTACCGCACCGGGCCGGAAGCGTCATTCAGCACAAGGAAGTTCTTCGTGACCAGCGGGATTGTCGCCGTGAGCGTCTGCGTCCCCGTCCCGGTGAAAACATGAACCCGAGTGCGCGTCTGGTCGCTGGCGTAGTTCGTGCTCGTCAGCGTCGTCGCCGTCGCCGTGCCGACCGCAATCGTCGAAACGCCGTCCATCGCCGCGTCAATCAAGTCGAAATTCGCGTTGAGGTATGGATCACCCCACACGTTCACATTCGAGGCGAGCGTCTGCTTTCGCAGGCGATTGCTCGTCGTCGCGCTATCAGCCATGCCTCACCTCAGAACGTCGCCGTGCCCGTGCCCCAATGCCGCCAGTTCGTGCCATCCCGATACGCCGGAATAAGGACAGTCCCGGTCGATACCGCGATCCACTGAGGCTTGCCGCCCTTGTCAGGAAGCGCGGTGCTCGAATAGATCGGGAGAAGCTGCTGCCGGGATTGCCGGTCCATCTCGATTTCAATCAGGCGCTTTACGTCCGACCACCACCGCCGCATGTCCGCATTCGCAGACGCGGGAATGTCGGGAAGCCGGATCGTCATCGCGCCGTCGGCCGGTCAATGATCGCAGCACCCTGCGCCATGTCGTACTCTTCATTCAGCCGGTCGATTTCGGCTTCCGCCACCTGGAGCCAGTAGACCTTTTCGGCTTGGTCCTTCATGTACTCGTTGGCGAACGCGAGGCACGCCGCCCGAACAAGCCGGGGCGCCTTGTCCGTCAACCAATTGGTCTCGGTCGCGGTCGAAAGCCGGGCCGGCTCCTGAAAATACGTCCATCGGTAGACGTAAGCCTGATCCGACGCGACGTCGAACTCGGCCGCCGTCCCGGCTTCCGCGAACATCATCGGGGAACCGAGCGATACCCCGCCCGACCCGTCGTAGGACCGCATGTCGTCTAGGTCCTCGATCAATCGAGGCTGTATCTCATAGGCATCCGGGGACACGACCCGAAGGCGCTTCGTGCTTAGATACCGGACCGGAAGCGCGACCGCCGTGGACGATGCCGTGATCGTGCCCGTCGTGGTCGCGATCATCTCCCGCACCCGCAGGCGGCGGAAGATGTGCGCCTGCGCGTCGTCAAGGATATCAGTCGCGGGGACGGACTGGTTCACCCACGTCTGTATTGAGCCGGCCGCCCCGCGCGTGCCCGTCAGTCCGCTGTACGAGACCGCCATGGCACCCTCCACAAACGACAAAAGGCGCCACACGGGCGCCTCGGCAGCAAAGGTAATTCTCTGATTTGATCCTACACCGCGCGGCGCAAGCTGTCCACAATGCGGGTCGTGGAATGATCGTCAAGGCGATGCACGTAGCACACGCGCCCCGCAAACTCAGCCCCCACGATGGGCTTTCCCCGATACTCTTCGCTCTTGACCAGCACGTCCGGCGCAAGCCCTTCAATCAGGCCCGCCAGTTCATGCTCCGAACGGAAGACCATCACGTCGTCGCACGCCCGAAGGTGCGAACGGACCATTTCGGAACGGATGACTTCGTTCCACACCGGGCGATCGGGGCCTTTTAGCGCCCGCACGCTTTCGTCCGAATTGACCAGCACGACCAGCCGATCGCATTCCGCCTGCGCCGCCCTGATAAGGTGGAGGTGCCCCGGATGAAACAGGTCAAAGCACCCGTTCGCCACGCCGACCGTCTCCCGGCTCGCGAGAAGATCGTCCCGCGTCACCACCGCCGTCCCCGGCCGATCCACCGCAATCCCCGATGCCCTCACGGCAAGGTCCACGGCGTCGTCAAGCGCCTCCCCCGCGCTCATGCCGACCGCCAGCGCGGCGAGGAACGTATCGCCCGCCCCTTGGACGTCGCGCACCTGTCGCGGCGTGCCCCGGATGTGCGTCGCGTCCACCCCATCACGGATGATGCTGGCACCCTCTTCGGCACGGGTGCAGACGATGACGCCGACCGAATGCCCGGCGAGCATCCAATACCCCGCCGCCTCGACTTCGGCGTCCGTGCCCGTCTTTCGCGATGAAGCCTGCGCCAACTCCCCCGCATTCGGCTTGATGACGTCCGCGCCTTCGTACCGCGTCCAGTCCGCCGACTTCGGGTCCACGATCACCATAACCCGCTCAGTGGCCGCCGTGATGATTTGCTGCAACACCCGATCCGTGAGGACGCCCTTGGCGTAATCGCTGATGACCAGCGCCCCGGCGCCCTCCAAGGCTAACTTCACCTGAGAGATAATCTTCGTCTGGATGTCCATCGGGATCGGGTGCGAGACCTCTTCGTCCACCCGCACCAACTGATGCCCCCGGCTCACGATGCGGGTCTTCGTCGTCGTCGGTCGCGTCCGATCGGCGTGAAGATAGCAACCAACGCCCGCGTCATAGCACGCCTGCCGCATCCGATGGGCAGCCTGATCATCCCCCACGACGGAGATTAGCTTGACCGGGGCGCCCATGGCCGCGATGTTCGCCGCGACGTTCGCCGCACCGCCTAGCACCTCGACCGTCATCTCGCGCCGCACCACCGGGACCGGAGCCTCGGGGCTAATCCGGTCCGCCGCGCCGTGGATCGTCACGTCAAGCATGACGTCGCCCACGACGACGACGGGCTTGATGTTGTCAGGAAGCATGGCGTGCCTCAGTCTTGTTAGGCACGGGTGCCAACAACGCTTCCCCGCGCACGCCTCGCTTGTGGCGCACGAAAACGGTGTCGTACTTCAGCCCGCTCGCGTCGGCCCATTGCGCAATCGTCCTAGATTGCCCGCCAATGGTCGCGATGATGGTCCCACGTTTGTTGTTCGCCTGCTCGCGCCGGGTTGCCCACCGGCAATTCCCCGGCTCATAGCCCTTGGCGTTGTCGATCCGGTCAACCTGATGATCAGGAGACGGGATCGGTCCCATGTCGGCGTAGAAGTTTTCAAACGACTGCCAGCGGTCGCAAACCTTGATGCCAGCGCCGCCGTACCGCGCGTATCCGTTGGTGGCCGGCCTCTGGCACCTGTCCCGCATTGACTGCCATCGCTTGTACTCAAGCGTGAACGTCATGCCGTGCGTCCGGCGTGCAGCGGCGGTCGTCTCCCCCCTGCGGCACCCGCAGGAAAGCGTCCGGCCGTGAAATACTGCCGGCCCCTGAATGTCCCGCTCAGTCCCGCAATCGCACCGGCAGGACCACAGCACCGTGCCGCTGCCGGTAGCGCGACGGGAGGATCGGCCGATGACGGTCCATCGGCCAAACCTCATTCCGCTTAAATCAAGATTGCGCAAGTTCATCACGGTCACCAATCGCTGCCGCCACCGCGCTAGCAAGGTCAGCAGGCGAGATCATCGCCTGACAAGCCGCCGCTTTTGTGCTTGCGTCTGTTGTACAACGACTGGCATCAAAATGCAATCGGCAGCAAAACGCGCAGTCAAGACGATCGGGTGTTGTTGCAAGACTGGTCGTGTTCTTCCAGTGCTTTGTCAGCATATTGGGCGTCGAGTGCGAAAGCAGCACCACCTTCGCCGGCCGCTCCTCTAGGCACACGGCGTTGAGGACGCCCGTCTCAGGCCCCACCACCACGTCAACCATTCGGGCAAGCGTCATCGTCGCGCGCACCGGCCAGTTGCCCGACGTCCGCGTAATCCGCGCCGCGCTCCCGAAATACCCAATGGCCGCTTGCTCGATAAGGTCTTCCACGGCCTGACACCGATCATCGCCGGCAAGGATCACATGCACGTCGGGCCGCGCGGCGAGCAACTGGACGATGGCTTGCGGCTGCCAAGGATAGAGCTTGTGAGGGCTCGATCCCGCGATGACCCAAAGGATCGTCACCGGCTCCTTGATGCGGTCAAGCATCTGGCGCTGCGTCTGCGCCATTTCCGTGTCGGTCGGATAGAACCGCGCGTGAAACTCATGCGGGACGCCAGCAATGTCATGCGTCCTTTCCAGATAGTTCACGTCGAACAGCTTGCGGCGAACTTCGTGAGGGTACGTGTCCCCCACCCGGCCCGGAAGCTGCAACAGTGCGCCTTCGATGCTCTCGCACAAATTCACCACGCGGTCGAACCGCTCCTTCCCCATGCGCTCGAAATACTCGCCTAGCAGCATGTTCGGAATTTGGTCCTTGTCCACGATCAGAAAGTCATCAATGTGCGGGTCGTGGAGAACCGCCTGCACACCCGGTTCCGCGCTCATGTAGGTCACATGATAGCCCTGCGCCTTCAGATGGGGCAGGATGGACGCCGCTTGGATTTGGTCGCCGTAGGCCCCCAGCCGAATGACCATCACGGCCTTCTCGGGCTTTTGCCACGGGCGAAACTCGGTCTTCGGCTCCGCCCGCAGACGGAACACCATCCAAAAGCAATACTCTTCGTCCTGCCCGCGCACCTCGCATTCGAGGCATTCCCAGCCCCGGCCGGTGCGCTTGGCCACCTCCTCCATCGCCCGAAGAATATCCTCGGGTCGGAAGTCGTGGACGTGATCCGGGTTCGCCCCCGGCTGCCCGATGTTCGGATAAAGATCAGCGTGGGGCAGGTAGAGGCAGATATGCCCGCCGTCCTTGACGATGCGAGCCCACTCCACCAACGCGCCGACGTGATCCTTGATGTGTTCGAGGGTGTGCGACGAAAACACCGCGTCCCATGACTTGTCCGCGAACATGGACAGGTCACCCCCGTCCGCGCGGATATCAGCCACGCGCTGCCCGCCGTGCGCCTTGTCCGAATTGAGATAGGTCCAGTGCTCAAAGATCCGGTTGAGCCCGCCGCCAATATCCAGAACCCGGCCTCGGGTGTAAGGGACGGCAAGGTGCCAGACGCGCGTATGCTCGCGCCACGAATAGTCGATATTGGGCTTCCAAACCATTAATCCCTCACGGGTCGGGCGGCGTCCGGGGATGGCCGCGAACAAAGAAAAAGCCCCCCGCTCGAAAGCGAGGGGCCGAGTTTACCGAGCGATCACCGACCGCTCTTGGCGCCGTAGTTGTAGTTGTCGGCCATGCCCGTCATCTTCGGGGTCATGGTGTTGGTCTTCGCGACCTTGCCCATGTCCTTCCCCTCAATGTCCCGGGGCATGTTGTCAGTGACCAGCTTTCCGCTGACCGCGTTGTTCCCGCGCATGATCGCCATGGCAGGGGCTCCTTTCCTCAAAAGGGGGGAGGACCGCCGCCTCCCCCGTGGTGCATCAAGTCAGAAGGGCCTCGGCGTCGGTCGAGACCTCATAGGTCACGCGCCCGGCAAGCGTCGCATCCGCAACGTTCGTTACGTAGGTGAACGAGTCCGCCGCCGCGACCGCGATCGGGGTCGAGAACGTCGTCGCCGTCGAAATCGGACGCGCGCGAACCACCGACCCGATGGCCGACGTGCCCGCCGTCATCGTCGCCAAGGTGGTCGTGGTCGTGCCCGACACGTTGATGACGCGAGCGAGCGCGCCCGTGCCCGTGCCAGCCGCCGTCACCTGATAGGCGACGTTCCACAAATCCTGAGCGGCGTGGTGAAGGATCGACGCCGAAACGGCCAGCGTGCCGGCCGCCGAAGAACCGCCCTGCACAAGCGAACGCGCCGTGTAGGTCGGATGATCGTAAGAAACAGCGTAAGCCATGGTGTTTGCCTCCTATCCCACGGCATGTTGAAAGAAAGCGCGACCGCAAAGGCAGCCGCGCTGTCTGCCGCAAGTGCTCAACTTGCCGAGTTCCACTTGATGATCCGAGCGTTCGTCGCGCTCGGGTCACTCGTGGAATTGTAGATGATGCCGAAGCCCTCCAGGGCGTACCACGCCATGCCAAGCGACCGGCCGTAGTCGGACGGGATCTTGCCACGGACCTCCGGCGGAACCGAAATCACCTCGGCCACCGTGTCGGCGCCCATAAAGAAGCACCAATCCGAGGCGTTGGACGACCACGCCGTACCGTTCGGGATCGTCGTCGCACCCGACGCGGAAACACCGCGCGGGATGTTAGACTGTTCGATGACTTTATTTTCGTATGTGGCCGCTACGCCGCATACCGTTGTGCAAACAGATCTCTCCATTTGCGGCCCGTGACGACTTCCCAGACAGTGACTCGTGAGCCGCTAATCGCCCTTGCGATCTCGGTGTTGGACATGCCGGCATCGCGCATATCGTAGATACGCAGGATATCCGCCTCAGTGTACTTGGCGTTGCCGTTCTTCGCTCCGCACGCTTGCCGCTTCTTGCGGTCACGGTCGTCGGAGTTGTCCTTTTTGGTCCCGAGAAACAAGTGATTGGGATTCACGCACTTTCTGTTGTCGCACTTGTGCAGCACGAACAGACCAAACGGGATCTTGCCGTGGTGGATCTGCCATGACGCACGATGGGCGAAAACCATTCGCGGTCCATCGTCTTGGTCGTTCTTGAGAAGCCCGTAGCCATAACGAGTGACATGAGCCTGCCACTCCCAGCACCCAGACTCCACGACCTCGTACTTGCCTTTAAACCGTTCCGCGATTGGCTTTCTGATAGTGTACATGCCGACGATGCTCCGTCTGTTCGGCTGGTACACCACCCTACAACTGCTTGCGATCACTCGCAAGAGAAGACCATATCTTCACCGGAAGTATTCCGGTGCGCCGCGCTTCGGGGCGCTTGCCCCTACTCCCTTTCGGGATGGTCGTTGAACCTTCACCTGTACGGTGCTTGGCTGCTGATTGTCTCTATCCGCCGGCTTTTCAGACTGTCGCGCCCGCCCTTTCGGACCACGCTGTAGTGCGGCAGCTTTGCGAGAGTTTCCAGCAATTCACGGCGTTTTAGTTCGGCTCATCAAGCCGCCAGGGCGACAATCCCATTATCGTTGGCGACCAGAACATTCAACCGAACCCCCTCGAACCGGCCAATCTCGCCGCGCAGGATCTTCCCATACCCGCTTTCGACGTACTGGTTCACCGTCTCCAGCTCGTTCCGCAGCGTGCGGTAAGTCGTCGGGCGGGCGATGGCGAGATAGTCATCGCCGGAATATGCCGGGATGTTCCGCTCCTTCATCGTATCGACGAGCGCGCGGACGTGGAACTTGTTGAGGGCCGAGGAATTGGTGGCCGTGGCCGTGCCGTTCGTCGTCAGGACGCCAGCGGCGGCCGTGGCCGTGCCGACGTAATGCAGGGCGGTTTTGTTGAACTCGGCAAACGCCGCCCGGTCAAGCGTCTCACGGCAATCGCGCGCGAGGGCGTTCCGGGTCACCTCATTGACCGAGTGCTTCGCGAAGTAGTCAACGAGGCTCGTAAACGGGACCGCCCGGCCCCATTCGAGAACCGTCGCCGTGCCCTGAGTGACACGGAAGTTCGTCTCCGGCATCGCGGTGGTTTCCGCGAGCGTCGTCGCGGTGCCGTCCAGCTTCGAGTAGACGTTCCACGTCACAAGCTGCCCGTGATGAAGGCCCTTGTCTGAAAAGTCCTGGGCATCGGCAAGCTGCCGAAACTTGTTGGTTGCGCGGACTTCCGTGCGAAGAACGTCGGAAAGCTCGTCGCTGTAGAGAAATCCACCAAGCGAATTGGTGGACCAAACCTGACCAGCAGGCATGTTGGTGTTCCTTCTACCGGCGCATCACTGCGCGAGTTGTTAGGCGTAGCGAAGCCCGCGAGACGCTCGCTCTTCAGCGATAATGTCTGCCGGGGTCTTCGGCTTGGGCGCTTGCGGCGCAGGCGCCCGAACGGAGGCAGCGGGGGTCGGCTTGGACAGGTTCGCCTTCGCGTCCTTGCGGGACTGAAGGGCGGCCTGAGCCGGCGGCGCGAACTTGGACTTCGTTTCCTTAGCCGCCGTGTCGAAGATCGTCATGGTCGGCCGCGCGTAGCCGAGACGTACCGCCTCACGGTGATAGAAACCGATCTGGGCGGGCGTCAGTGAGGCTAGAACACGCGGGTCGGCGCCCACAGTCTCTAGGTCTTCCAGCATCATGCGTTGGGCACGCTGGGCGACCAGAACCTGAAGGTCGTCGTCCTTGGCAATCTCAGGATGACGTTCGGCAAAAGTGCGTAGGTCCGTCTGCGCTTCGGATGCGACCTGCCACGCGCGCATCCGTCGGTCAATCTCGGCTTGAACAACATCAGGGGTAAGGGCGGGTGCCTGCTGCGTACCGCCCTGTCCACGAAGCGCCTTGCCGAGCGCGTCCTTAATGGTGTCCTTGCTGCCGTAGGCGAGCGCCTCGGCCAGCTTGTCCACCTCGTCGTCCCCGGTATCGGCCTGTACGGGCTTTCCGCCGGGGGACGTCTGGTTTGCGTTGGCGATGCGAGCGGCTTCCTGTCGGGCCGTCTCTAGCATTGCCGCCGCCTGCCGCTGCATCTCGGATGCGGACTGCATCCGCTGCCGGGCGGCTTGTTCGATCTGGTAGTTCCGCCGAAGCTCCTCGACGGTGACTTCCCGTTCCTCGCCGTTGACCTTGACGCGGATCTTCGTGTCGTCGGCCACGTTCTTCGCGGCGAACTTGCCGTCCGCACTCCGCGGAGCCTCAACGGCGGGCGCGGCCGGGGGCGGGTCGTCGCCATCGTCCCCGTCGTCGTCGTTCGGCGCCTCCGCAATGCCCTGAGCGGCTCGGAGCTTGCGGTCCTGAGCGTCCCTGGACTTGCGGGCGGCGGCTTCCTCCACCGCATCCCGGCCCGTCAGTTCGGGCTTGTCGGATACGACCGGCGGCGTATCGTCGGCGTTAAGGTCGATCTGCGGGGGCGGGTCGGCATTGAACTGCACCGACGCGCCCTCGGGGAGGGTGGCGTCCTGATCAGTCAAGTGAGGCTCCATCATGGGAAGTGCGGCGTCGTCCGACGCTGCTCGGCGGCTTGCCCAAGGCCGCTTATTGGGGCGTGCCAACCCGTTGCCGGAACTCAGGTTTCCGACGCGGGGCGGGATAGTGTCAGTCGGCTGCGCTTAGTCGCGCGGGAGAATGCGAAGCGTCTTCGGGTTCACCGCAACGCGCACAAGGTCGTCGTCCCCGCCTGTCGCGGACGGGTGGAAGAACTCTAGGAACGATACGCCATCCTGACGCGCCATGGCGGCTTGCCCCCGAATGATGTCATCCGGGTCCAGATCGTCCATCATGCCTTCCATGATTACGTCATCAATGTTTCGGACCCTGCCGTCGCCCGCTTGCACTCGAAGCACGGTCGGCTCGCCCGATCCGCGCCCGCCCAGATGAACGCCGCGCGCATAGGCTTCCGCTTCAGCCGGGTTGCGCGTGAGGTAAACTTCCGGCGTGTCGAACTGGTCGAACGTCGCGCGCGTGCCGTGATACCAGTCGTCGCCCATGCTGGACTGTACAACGCCCCCGCCCCTGTTGAGGACGATTATATCCTCGGGTGCGATGCCCTGCGATGAGTACGGGGCCGTGGCCGCGCGCTGATCAGGCGCGAAATCGGCGCGGGACTGGACGTCGCGGGCTTCGACCTCGCCGGCCGTTCGCTTGTAAGTCTGATCCTGCGCCGTCTCTTGCGCCATCCGGTCAATGCGAGGCGGGACGCCCTTGCGCCGCATGTCTTCCACGGACTTAACGTATTCGTCGTAGAACGGGCGCGCTTCGTCCAGATTGTCGAGCCCTGCTTGCTTCGCGAAGTCTTCCAACGTCCCCGGCGTCGTGATCGCGTTTAGACGCTCGTTGTAGAGGCGCATGAAGTGCGGACGGGACTCGCCGATCACCGCTTTCGTGGGGCTGCTCCCCGGCGCAAATCCTTCGCGAGACTGGATCGCGTGCTGAAGCTCGTGAAGCATCGTCACCCGCGCTTGCGGGTCGTCCATGTCAGGCGCGAGCGTGATCGTTTTCCGCCCGTCGTCATAGGCGCCGCGCCCGCCGCCGGGCGGCCTGCCGCTCTCAACCGGCATGTCCCGCAGTTCGGGATACGCACGAAACAGGTCATCGTGCTCCATGACCAGAGAAGCCGGAAAATCCGACATGCCGGTCATTCGGGCCGCGTTGTCCGGTATCTCAAACCGCCACTTCTCGTCAGGCCCCCTGAACCAGCCCGTTGCGGCGCGGATGGCTTCGTTGTCCGCTCCCCCGGCAGCCATGTCCTCGGCACGCTGAAGCGCCACTAGATCGGCGGTCTTGGCATTGCGCCCGGCGAACATGCCGATGGCGCCCTTGGGGGCCAGCGCCGCCCCCGCCGGAACCGCCAACGCCGGAAGCGAAAGCACGGCTTCCGGGGAGAGGTTCTGACCCGGCTCCATGTACGGCCCTTGCATCAACTCCCAAAGCCCCTTGGCGACGTCACGCGCCATGCCGGGCACCGCCCACGACCGCTGACCCGTCTCGCGATTAACCGCGCGCGGGAGAACGTCGGCGTATTCCCACCCCGGCGCGTCCTCAACCAGCCCACGGGCGATAGCCGTCAGCGCCTCGGGGCCAAGGTACTCCGAAATGTCCCCCGCCAAGGCGCGAAGCGTATCGGCCGGCGTGGCGCGAGGCCCGCCGCTTCTGCC